TTAGGCGTCAGATGTTAGGTATTCCGTATCCCCGAGTGGCTGGGAGTCCTTGAAGGTTTTCACGTGGGTGATTTTTAGATCGTTGAAGATTCGGGGGTGCTCTAACAGGTCCGCTATCGCTGGGTCATCCTCACGCGCATCACTAAGCCAAAGCTCAAGGAACTGGGGATCGTGGGGCAACATGAGCGGGAAGGCTCTGTCGTGATACTTCTCAAACCGTAGATGGGTGTCCCTGGTGATGATCGCCGCGCTGTAGCAGCCGTTGGGGTAGGCTCGATAGACGCAGCCCAAAAGGATTGGCTGATCAGACTCAACCAGGTAATGACGGTTTTTGCCATCAGTCATTTTGCCTTCACCGATACCCGTCGCTATGAATATCCCTCTATGGTGCCGAATGGCGCCTCGCCAGTAGCGGGATTCCAAGTTTCTGGCATTGAAGGTCGTCAGTTTGTTGTTGACCAGTAGCCCATCACCGTCCTCGGTGCAGTCAAACCACCAAGTAGCATCCACGGTGTGGATACCATCCTCACCGCGTATCACCAGGTCATTGAGCTGTTTAGATGCTGCGCCACCGAACGCCGGGTAGAAATGGGCCAAGGTTTCGACGCCACGCCTCAGCATAAGTCCTCCATCACTCAGCAAATCTGCCAGTTCTCGCAACTGCCTGGTGCTCACATGTCGTCTTGCGTAGCCACACATCCGACTTCCCCCCTTTATAAGCGTTAGAGGAACTTTAGCTCATAGTTGGGACAACCACAGCGCTGTGCTGCTCCTGGTGGTGCTGACAGTCGATTGAGATGCGTTTTGGAAAGTCCTCGCAAAAGGCCGGTAGTCGTGACATGAGAATTGCTGCTGGCGTCACTTCCCGCAAGGGAAAGTGGCAGATTTGGGGCAGCTAAAGCGATGGCAAGCTGCTCTGCACTACAGCAACGGAGCAACGCTCATGAAAATGTTACAAGACGCGCGATATTTAATGGTCACCCTCGGAATGGCTAAGGATCTGCCACACGATGCGATGATCATCACCCTGTTCATCGTATTGGCATTCGTGGTCACGACGGGGATTGTCGAAATCATCAACGCCATCAAACGGTAGCTAACCTGGTTACTGTTCAGCTAACCGGAAAACGGTGATAACCGTCTCCGGTGGCTGGACGACGAACACGGTTTTGCAAGGTGTCATCAGGATGTATCGCCCGACGGGCTGGCGGCGGCGGTAGCGTTCGGCAGACCGTGGGCATAGTGATTGTATTTTTTTAAAGAGCTTGCCCTTACCGATGCGGCGGGCGTTGCACCAGAGGCGCTGAATGTCTTCGTCGGGGAAGCGCTCTGCGACGCGCTGCTGGGCGTGTGGGGTGAGACGCATTGCGCATCAAACCCCGCCGACTCTAATCATTTGTAAACGAGTCGTTTGATTGTTGGCGATTGATACGTCTGGCACGCCCATGTCATGCCGCGCATATAGCTCAAAATAATCAGTACCGTTAGCCTCTACGAGACCTACCGTCTCACAAGAGTTCGTGAATTGATCCTGGGTGGCCTCAACATACGATTTAAACACCTCGCCATTTTTGTATAGATACACGACCAGGCGTTTGCCCGTGGGTGGAGTCCCTTTGACAAATCCCGCAGAGGCGATAAATTGATATATGCCCGCAACTGTAGGGGTAAATCGACCCGTCACTGCATCAAAAAAATCTCCGTAATCAAACTCCTCTGTATCCAAGTTGACCTTATCAATAACGCCGCTCACTATCGGCTGCGACAGTGATAATGTTGCAGATGCTGCGATCACACCCCGACCGATAAGATAAACCCAACTGGAACCGGTGTACTCATAAGTGGCAGCTTCGTCATCCACATACGCACGCCAGCCGCCCTTGGGGGCGTAAAACTCCCAACCTGGTGCACCAACACCTACATCAAAATATCGCGCTAATTTACCCGCATGCGTTGCCCAGGCACCCGTGGGTGCCGGGCCGACGATATACATATCACCATTTACCGGTGCGCCTGGTGGTGCTGTTAAATCCTTGTCCTTAACGCGACACTGAATCAGTCCATCCAGCCCGCGCCACTGTTTCATGAGCGCTGTGTAATGTTGCTCGCGCGGGTCACCGTCAACCAGCAAACCGGTGTTGACTCCATAGGCTAATGTCATGGTTCTTGCCCTCCTAAACTCTCGCCTAATTGATAGCCCAGGCCATACTGCACAACCGTCACGTCGTGCTGCTGCCAGCTGTTGAACCCGTCGCGCTGTGCATCCACGATGATGCGTGGAGACGTGATAAATCCGTCTGCGATGCAATCGGCTACGGGGTAGATTTGTGTGGTTGACGTAATGCCGCTGTAGGCTCGAACCAGCGTTAACCCGTTGTAGATGTGAACGCGAGTGGTCGCTCCGGCTTCGGCGGTGATGGATGATTGATCTGCGTCAATTAGCGCATCACCTTGAGTGATACGGTTGCGAGTTGCCCACGTGATAGTTAATTCGCCTGAGACGTTTTGGGGGTAGTCGCTGCCGTTGATTTGAAGATTACCGGGTGCGTAGGGGCGCACAGCGCGTGAATCCAGAATAATCGAATCTTCTTCCGCCATCGCTACTGGCAGCACGCCGGAACCCGCACGACTCAGCAACCGCACATCCACACTGTCGCTATCCTGGTATTGCGTTGCATCGGTTGCCATGTAGTCGCCGGCATAAAACCAGATACGAGTGCCTGCCGGATGAAACGCAGCCACACTGTCACCACAGCCACGTGCCAATGTCACGCTGGAGCCGTCCGGGTTGAAACCCACTACGCGCATCCATTCACCGCCACACAGTGCGGCGGTACCCACCTCTATCGAATCGAAATCTATGGCACTGTTGATGGTCGCCACATAGGATTCGTTCGTGGGCGGCATATCGTCAGTCAGTAATGCCGTGGGACAAAATTCGTCTTCATCGGCGTCGACATATTCGTTGCTACCGACGCGCGTTTGCATGATGTAGTCCAGGGAGAGACTGGTAGGACGCTCGGCCAGCGTAGCAATGTAGCCAGCGGGTTCCGGCAGCGCGGCGGCATCCATTGCCACCGCCAATTCGCGGTACGGCAACTCAATAACGCGACGCTGAGTGACGGGGGTCGGTTGGGTCGATGGCGGTGTCCAGGTTGGGGGCTGGATTTGCACATAGCTGGTGGACGGTAAACCGAACACATCTTGCACGGCATCAACAACAATAGTGCCCGCTGCGCGATTGCCACCTTCAACGCGGCCAGCACGCAATACGATTTGCTCTATGCCATGCTCTGGTGCGCTGATGCGGAATACGCTGCCTGGCAGCAGCTCGTGAGCGCGACGATCCAGTCGAGGACGCATGCGCTTAACCCCGGTATTGCGCGCACGCAATTCGCGCTGGGCGAGTCGTACCGCGAGCTCCGGTGTAGGTACGCCAGGGTAATTTAACGTTTGCGGTTGCACGTTGCCGGCGCCATGGATCGATGCGAGATTGTCGACGCGCACGCTGCCGTCGGTGTTGGTGATCGGATCGCGGTAATTCACGATGACGGTGTTCGCACTCACCACGGTTGCTGATGATTCGTCGTCATCAAGAGCCAGCAACCCACTATCGAAATCGAACAGCGGCAATTCATCAACCACGTAATCATTGCGGATAAGTTTCAGCTCAAACTTGCCGGTCCGTGGATCGAGATAAACATTGCCGCCGATGTGATTGACAACCTCATCAATAAATTCGCGGACGCTGGCTTGCCGCGTCCAGCGCAGACACATGCCAAAGCCTTCAGCAAACAACGTATCGGCGGCGGCGGTCCAGCTGGTACCCATCAAGCTGCTCGGAATACCGCGCCCCCATTGGCGGTTGGTGTGCGCTTCGTAAAGGATATGCGCCGGGTTCATCGCTTTGATGGTATTGCTTGCGAGCCAGATCACCGCCTTTTCCGGGTACCACACGATGCCATCTTGCCAACCACTTAACACCCGACGCACGCGGTATTTCCACGGCTTCGGGTACGGGTTCATCGAACACACCAGGCCATCAAAAAACGTGGTGAATTTGCCGCGATAGGCGGGTGTGAGTGGACCAGTCATGGCAGCCAGGCGCGGATTAACTTCTTGATCCGGCTCACCAAACATTAAATCCAATTGACCGGCAACGCCTCCTTCGCCTTTATCGCCGCCAAAAATCTTTGATGCCTTGATCTGGATCGACATGCTTTCCGTGATCTGATACGGCCACTCGATCTGATCCTCTTTCTCGTACTCATAGGCTTCACGTGCGAGTGCCGGCATGGGTGGGCGAGACCCAGAATCGCGCCAGGCTTGCAGCGCATTGATGCTCGCCAGACTCGGCCCGCCGGTCGCAGCGGGGTTGTATTTCCACACGGTACGATCTGCGACTTTAATCTCAACGACTTCATCGACCGGGCCGCGCGATATTCCCGCATGCACACCAAAATAATAGTGATAGCCAACGGTTTGTTTACCGCCGAATAATCCGCCGCCTTTTTTGATAGCGCGCTGGCGGTAATTACCCAACCCGTTAACAAACCAATCCTCCACCCAGCAATCACCGAACACGACACACTGCGGCGTGCCTTCTTCCGCCGTCGGGAAATCAAAATCCTCAAACGCTGCCGGTTTCGGGCGCTGGGGTTTTGCTTGCGTCGCGTAGCTAATTAACAGCATTACGACCAAGCGGAATACCAATGGCCAAATCATGGTTAAAACACCGGGTTGCCGTCGAAGGGTGAGCGATCAGGACGATGCGGATCGCCACCGTAGTTTTCGATATTGTTGAATTTGTCGTTGCAGACTTGCGCCGTGCGAGCGCAACCGGGGTATGCCGTGACGGTCGCACCTGGTGGTAAACCGGTGGTGCCGCCGAACATCGCCGCTGATGAACCAATGTGCGATTCGATACCACGCCGCTCATACAACGCTGGCCCGATTGGCCACTCGATGTAACCACCGTTGAAATAGCGATCCGGGAAGCTCGCGAATTCGCCCACTTCAATACTGCCTGCGTTGAGCGAATCAATAACGGCCTCCACGGCATACAGGTCGCGATTAACGCGGCAGTCCGTGTCATACAATGAGTACGGGCAATTGCGTCCCCACACGAGGCGCAAGCCTGGTTGCTCAAAACTGGCGGCGATGGATTGGCAGGTAATCTTGCAGCGGTCAATTGCGGGCCAATTAACACCGTAGATGCTGCCCATCCACGAAATTTGCGCATCACTCTCGCCGTAGTGTGTATCGCGAACCGTCACAAAAACTTCTGTCGTCGGCGCGATGCCGCGATAGAGTTGCGCGGGTGCAAGATCCGCCGGTGCTGTAATTTCAAACGCATCGGCATCCGGGTCGCCACTGTCACGAATACCTGCATCAGAAATTTGCAAACTGCGATAGGTAACCGTTTCAAACGTGATATCGCGGTCGGCGTCGGTGTAGCCCCAACGGGTCAGACCGCGCTCAAATAAATAGAGGCGGATCGGTTGACCGTCGGCGAGTGAGTTTTCGCGAGCGCTAAAGGTCATCGTCACGCACCCCTCGGAAAACTAATTGTGCAGTGGCGATGCCGTCACCATCATGCATGTGATTGATCTCCAGGTTGTCGCTGTCACTACGCATCAATTGCACAAACGAAATACGCATCACATCGCTCGGCGCGACGGTCATGCCTAGGGCGGTGTCAATAGCCAGCCGCTCAACACTGGAACTGATTTCTGCTGCGCCGGTAATGCGGCGATAAAACACCGTGCCGTCGTGCAGCCAAATGCGAATATCACGACGGCCCACTTTTGCCTGGCCAAATCGCGTGTAGCCAATCGCGCGGATATCGATCACCGTCGCCACAGTGGTCACAGTTGCCACAAGCGTTAAATCATCGGCGTGTGTTGGCAACCACAGTGGCTTTTGTCGGCCACGCAGCGCGTAAAACAATGAGCGGAATGCAGCTCGCTCAGCACGGCCATACAGCAACCAGCGATGTTGTTGCACGGGCATGGCCTTACCGGAGGTGTCCGTCAACAACGGAATGCCGGAGCCGTTATCGAGCAGCAATGTGAGTGATGCAAAACTGGACGTGAGATCTTGAGACTCTTCCGGTACCTGGTCGTAAACCGGATAGCCTTGATACGTGAGCGCAGGGAAAACTGACGGCCAATCGCACGGTTCGGCGATTTCAAAACTGATGGCCACGCGCTGGGCCATGTCAGTCAGTCGCGCTCGCTCGGCTTGCGTAATGCGCGCAGTGCGCACCGGATATAACCGCGTACCGATTGGCCAATTGTTCTGTAGCGGGCGTTTCAGCATGATGCTGTTGTCATTAAATGATTCGATTTCCACCGTCTCATACTGAAATGCATTTTCACTGCGGAGCATGGCCAGGCCATTTGCTCTGAAATCGCGATCAACGGTATCGCACGGAATAACAATGTCATCGGTAGCAACACCGACTGTCAAATGTTGGATATCCGGGAAAAACGGTACGGCCCAAATGCGGGAGCCCCAACCAAAAAGCGCGAGGTCGAATGCCTGGCGTTCGGCACCATCAATAATAAAATCACCGGAGAGTTCGCGACGCGGTGCCAGTCGCAATGCACGGCGTTGTTCAACACCGCGCGGGCTCTGCAAAATGTCGGTAGCAAAAATTAATCGCTCGCGTACACCGTTTTCCCAATCTGGTACCCAGGCGAATGCGGTGATCCGATTGCCTGTAATGATTAACGCGGCAATGTCTCCGTTATTGAAAACCCATTGGAGTGTTGTGTTCAGGACCGCTGGGCCATCTGGCGTGACAGCGACTTGCCACTCACGTACCTGCAACGCATTGAAACTCAACGGCGGCTCGGACTGGCCTGATAGTTCAACGCCTCCCACTACTCCCTCAATTGCTGCGAGCGGCACAGCAGTGAAGTACGAGTTCCACACTGTAACCGCTTGTGTTTGTGTACTGATGATATTGCCGAGACCCAGGAGGGGCGGACTCACATGGATCCGATGGTAAAAGTCATCACTATAACTACCACTAGCGAAGCCGTTGATTCCCGAACCATTAGCTTCCACCGGCCATTGCGCCATAGCGTATCCAAGGACATCATTATCGCGCAACGATGAGTGGTATGGGTACCACTCATTCGCAAATCCACGCATTGCAACAGATGTATACGGATTGGCGATGCCACCTTGCGCTCCCTCCGTTAAAAAACCATTGATGACAGCCACTATTACACTCCATCGTACTTTATGGCCCAACCGAACGTGCCACTATGGTCAATTCCATCGCCTCCATTGCGATTGTCTGAATTTTTTTTATACCAAGGGTAAATCACCCACCGATCCCCTCCCAAGGTCAGGATCTGTCCAGGTACATAATTGTCGACACGGAGATAACGGGCGTTACGCACCTCGACAACAGGAGTACTTTTTTGCGATGACTGCCAGACGAACGCGTGGATGGGTAGTAGAACTGCCTCGGCATTGTAAGTATTAGGCTGTGTGTCCAATAAGTTTGATACTGGGAGTATTGCGTTGAAGGCATCTGTTGCGATCACCGTGGATCCAAATGCGTTGACATTACCAGCCCAGTCTCTACCGTTGAGAGAGTGTTGAATTGTACAGTTATTTGTGCGGCTAGGGATCGTTGCGTCAGACCGCGTCTGCCAGAACAACGCACCAGAACTATAGGAGCTAGTACTTTGAGAGCCTCCCCCGCTGGAACTTATGGCTAGTCCACCACCGGAGCCGCCACCCCCTCCAGTACGTGAGGTAGCTCCCAGCCATAACCCTGTACCAGGCAGTCCGGGATTATCTGAGACGCCAAATGCCATCCACCAGTAACATTCAACATTAAAATTTGCAACCACAAAAACTTCGTCTGGATTGTTAAAAATAAATATATTGTATGTCATTGGCCACGACTCAACGCCGATGGTTGGGTGCGGCCTTCCAAAGCGCGGGCGAGTGGTGGATGGAAGCACCAGATCTCCATCATTCAATCCTGTCCCACCTTGCATGATAATCCCTGGTCCCAAAGTAGAATCGCTACTGTTATTGATGGTCGCTCTTACATACGCAACACCTTTTGAGATAGTGTCACCATCTTCCTGGACCCAGCCCTCATTTACACACGCGGAAAATAATGCAGCGCGCAGGTCAGCAAAACTATTGGCAATACCGTTATAAAATGGCATCAGTCATCTAACCTCATCGCGTAATAATCAATAAACCCAGTCCGTGATACATCCTGGATGACAACATAACTCTCGCTGTTGATCTCGAGCGTATTCTCTACCGCGTTGTTAAAACCGCTGATGTAGCTAATGCCATCCAACTCACCATAAATATTGCCGCTACCGGTTAACATCACTTTATGCAGTGAATAGTATCCCTCAACATCTCTTAACTCAGATTGCTGAGTACTGGTTCCCTGCCGAGCGATATAGACGTTGTTCCATGGCCATGCACTTGGCTGGATCCATGAGCCAGTGTTAAATCTCATCAGGAAGTTTCCTCTTGAGCCTTTATAGGGGATCGAATGCGTGACATCACTGAAACGTGTGGCTGGCTCACCGCTTAACATACCGGCGCAAACAATTGGTAGTGGAAACTGTCCAGGTGACGCATATGGTAAAAATTTACCTACATATGCCGACTCATAAACCGGCGTGCCGACCTTCATCGCAAGCGCAATGCGTTGCGGGTTTAACGTGAGCCAATAATCGATGCGGTTGTTGTGCGCGGGGATTCCGCTGAGCATTGCACCAGGTTGGGTTTCAAAACTGTTGCCCGGCACATAGCCAATAAAGGCGGCCACGGTCATGTTGTAATAATCCGCACCAGCGTTTTGATAACAGCGGAAGCCCATATAAATTTCTTCCGTACCACTGAAACCCGGTGCCATCATTATCAGCTCGCGATTAGCAATAGCTGTGTCATAACGCAGAATTGTGTAGCCGTTCGCCTCGGCAAACGTCTTGATCTTGTCGAGCATCATGTAATGCGCGAGCGTGCCAGCGTTTTCTACAAAACCTATTTCGTGTGGCATAGTTAACCCAGTTTCATCGCTTGTTTGAATTTCTGCGGATCGCGGCTGATCTGCACGATCATCGAGTTTTTACCCAGATCGGAATTGATGATGTCGCCAATGCGCTGCGGGTCATCGACTAAATAAAAATTCTGGGAGTTGGTAAGGTTCGCACTGAACGCCGCTGCTGGCTCGGCCAGTTTTGCATTGCCCATCGTGGGCGATGGCATGGCCGGCGCAGGTACGCCGGCGAGACCGCCTGTGTTGTGATAAGCGGGTGCCCAGTCAGCCAGTGCAGCCATGCCGCGTGCGTTGAAATCGTGAAGAAAACTCTCGGCACTCGGCTGGCGCGTCACCTGGTTGCGCACCACGAACTCTTTATTGGTCAGCATCGCGGGGATGCTGTCGTGCGTTGTGGGTGCACCGGCGACGTTTACAGAACCGCCATCGTTAAAGCCAAAGTAGCTACCGATTGCATTCGCCGCTGTACCGACCCAACCGTTATCACCGCTACCGCCACCACTGCCGAAGGCGCTTTTCGTCAGCGTTTGGGCAAGCTCTTGCGCTTGAATACGGATCATCGCATCGAGCACGGCGGTGCCTAGATCGCGGATTGCATCGCGGAAAGTCAGTGTGCCTTTTGTCAGCCCGAATAGTGCTTCTGTTAACCCGGATTCGACGGTGTTGCGCAGCGTTGCCTGGAATAAATCCAGCGTGTAACGCAGCTGCTCGGATTGCGCGTTCAGTTGTGCCAGTGCGGCACCAGCGGCTTGTCCCACTTCGCCGGGCTGCTGCGCGAGTTCTTCCAGGAGCGGGCGTTGCTTTTCCAGCTCGGCATAGGTTTCGCGGTGCAGTTCGACTATGCGGCGGCGGGCTTCGGCTTCGGTGATGAGTCCGGCTTCGCGCTGGGCGTTGATGGAGGTTTCTTGTTGTTGCTGGTTTTGGAGTACGCGATCGATTTCATCCTGAGCGGTTTTGAAACGCGCACGGAGTTGTTCCAGGTCGAGCAGATTGTTGATGATGGCTTGGCCAGCCTCGTCGCCACGTTCTTCCAGGCGCTTTAACAAATCGCCATAGCGGGTTTCAAATTCGACCTGAATGGCTTCCTGTTCTTTGCCTTGCGCCTGTAACAACCGCACACGTAATTCCGCTACTTTTTTGGCGTCGTCTTCGAGCTGCTTCAGGCGTTTTTTCTCAGCCTCAGGATCGTTGGCTGTTAAATCAATTGTTCGATCTCTTGCTTGCTCGCGGAGTGCAGCGATTTCTGCCGCGCGTGCATTACGGGCTTCTTCGCGGGATTTGCGCTCATTCTCCCTGCGCTTTCTCTCCGCTTCATCAACTTCCAGTGTCGCATCCCGCTCCTCAAGAATTGACGCTATTGAATCCTTGCGAAGTTGGGATATCTGCGCTTGTCGTGTTTTCCAAGCGTTGAATGCCTGTTCAATGGTGTCGTCCGTAAATGCAGACTTTATGGTGGCAGACAAAAGTACAGCATTTGCCGTAATGCGATCAAACAGAACGATGATTTCTGTTGCTGCAAGCTGTATAGCAGCCCGGATATTTGCGGGCAGCTCCCGGAATGCTTTTATCAAAAACTGGTTTAATCCATCTCCGCTTGTTTCAATATCATCGAAACTAAGTCCCGCCGCTTCAGCGAGGCGGTTGAAGTCTTCACTTAACAAGTCAAACGTGTTGCCCCAAATTTCCAGTGTTTCAATAGCGCCTTCGGTCAACGCACCACTATCCAACCATGCCGTCAAATCACCCAACGCGGAGGCGAATGCTTGGCTCGAACCGGTAGCTACGTCCAGCTCACCAATTACACGCGTGATCGAGTTGCCCAACACAGTCAATGCTTGACCGCCAGTGACTTGAATGCGAGAAAATCGCTCATCTACGGCACCCGCTGATTTTTGCAGCGCTGTGATCAACGACTCAGAAGTCAGCCGCCCCTCTGCACCCAGTGCGCGTAGTTGACCAACGGTGACATCCAAGCCTTCCGCGATGGCCTGAGCCAGTGCGGGAGCCTGCTCAAGAACAGAATTTAATTCCTCGCCACGCAGTGTGCCTGATGCAAATGCCTGCCCCAGCTGCACCAGAGCTGCCTCCGCACCCGCGCCAGATGTGCCGCTGATTGCAAGCGTTTTGTTGACCGTGGAGACAATGTCCTCTAATCCGGCGGCAGATAACCCGAGACTGTCCGCGTTGGTCGCAATGCGCTGGTATAACTCGGCAGTGGCAGTTAATGGTGCGCGAGCTTCTTGCGCAATGCGGAAAACGGCATCCTGGGCTGCGGCAAGCTCTTCAGAACCTTCCGTTACCAGTGCCAGCCGGTTTGTGATAGTAGTGTAAGCTTCGGTTGCTCGGGCGATCTCGCGTGTCGAGAAGGCCAAACCCAGCAGTGTTGCAATTCGGCTTAATAGCGCAGGCAGCTGTGATGCGTCACGCCGCATTTTATCCAGAGAACCAGATGCAGAATTAAACCGACGCGCTCCGCGCTCTGCGGTGCTTCCGGTCTTATCGAGCGACTGCTCTAGTTTTGATATTGACTGGCGAGCACGCTCAAGATCGGCGCGAATGCGTAAGGAAATTTCGAGGTCTTTAGCCATGAGTCCGCATCAGTATGGGGTGATGCGAACATTGTCACGCGCGCGCGCGAATTTGTATTTTGACACGTGTCAAAATCAGCAAACACAAAAAAGCCCGCAGTGCGGGCTATGTATTTTTTAATAGTGCCTTAACATGCTCGTCGGCTTTCGATCCACCAGCAAATGCCTTATTCACATCCACTACTAGCGCTGCTCTGACACGCATATTGTTCCGTATCGTAGCCTCGTAATGGAGCATAATCTGGCGCTGAGTGTAATTACCAATATCTTCGATATTATGATTTCCAGCAATCAACACGGCATAGATGTCGGACCATCGAGATTTTGATTTCCTTGCGTCTGCAGCTGGTTGCGATCCCGTCTCTCCATGACACGCCGAATAAAAAGATGGCTATTTACGCACCACCACAGGTACAACAGTCGCTCCCCGTCGCTTGGCTCCAGCTGATCAATATTTTCCTTTGCTAAACCTGTGGACTTCATCAGCATAGTTAACACTACGTCAGAGTTTTGCGAGAGCATGATGAACACCTGGTCGTCATCAATAGGCTCATCAGACATCAATAGACGCTCTAAGTCGTTAATGATCGGCTGGGCCATTGCGCGCATTTTTAACCACTCAACAAAACTGTATTCACGCACAATAATTTCGTGATCACCAATGAAGATAGCTCTATCTGGATGCAGTATCTCCAAATCATCCGCACCAGTGTCTGCTTTTTTCGCTACAGGTTTTTCAATCCGCTTTGCCATCATCTACTCCTTTAAACAGCTGCTTTGTTGCGCACGCGACCAAATCCGCCAAGGTTGGCATCACCCGCGTTCAACGGGTCGTACAACACGCTCGCGGTCAATGGGATATTGCCATATTCGTCTGTAATCAGACTTAAATCGCCAACCGGGTTAAAACGTACCTTGTACAAATCCAGCAGCACGGGTTCGTTGTTGTCGGTGTTGATACCGTCGAGCATTAACCAGCGCTCGGGTGGTTGCTCAGTGAAAATGGTTGCGGCTTGGACGGCGGCATACTCGTAATCTGCCTCAATGGGATCAGCTTGCGCGGTCAACATTTCGATAATGCCGGCGCTCTCGGAATAGATGCTGTAGTCAGTACCCAGCACCAGCGGTGTACCTGCATCATCCAGCACGAGATCAGATATGAAACCGTGTTCCAATCGCACCAGGTCGCCTACGGCCAACGGGGACGGCAGCGCCTCTCCGGTCACGGTGCTGCCAGCAATATCCAGGTTGGTGGCGTACAACGCGAGCGCGATGCTTTGCGCGGTCCATTCGTCTGCAGTAAGGTTGAGGTTGGCGGTTTTGGAACCGGCGAGCATACCGATCTGCAAGCGGTTACCGGTGTAGCTTTCGTTTTTGGTTACGTTGTTGGTTTGCAGCTGTAATTGCAACGTGGGCACGTTACCCAGCCAGGTAAATTTTACCGCCTTACCCTGTGCGGTGCGTTCGGCAAGCATCACCTTGCCTTGGAACGAAAATAAACTCATGACGATTCTCCTGAGTAAGTGCGATAAAAAAATAACGGCGATTACTTCGCCGCAGTGCCTGCGATTTTGCCCTTGCTAATCAACCAGTCTTTTTGCTTGGTTGTTACGGTGATCTGGTCACCGGCCTTGCAGTCCTTGCCCGCGTGTTTGTGGCTGGCGGTCAGGGTGACGGTTTCGCGGGTAACAGCGGCTTCTTCTTTTTTGCGGCTCATGCGCCACCTCCAATAAAGTGTTGGGTTTGATAAACGTCGATCCACAGTAAAACGTTGGCATCAAAGTCGAGCACGTTGCCGTCGATCAATGCGCATTCACGACTGCCTTCTAACGCTGGCTTCCAGCCAATCAGTTGTTGCCGTATGCGCTCGATCAGTGGGTCCAACTCTTCCGCGCTTTCCACACCCTTGCGGGTATCGCGGAAATTCTTTACAGCGGTGACCACGCCGAAATTCACAATCATCCGCTGCCGCCCTGCCTTGGGCGGCTCGCCATCCCAGCGTTCGTTGGCCAGTAACACGAACGTGGTGAGTGCCCGAAAATCGCTGAGCTTTTCAATGCTCGCGTATTGCGCGGCGCTGTTGACTTGCTCCAGCTCTGTACGCGGAATCGTGCTGGTTAACCGGTCGATCACCAGTCGCGTCGGGAATGGCTTAGCGGCCATCAATAATCCCTCAGTGCATCGCGCAGTGTGAAACTGCCGCAGGTAAATTCCGGCGAGCCGGTGCCTGGTGGGGTTTGTTCGTCACCAATGCCTAGGCTCAATTTGCCTTCCGCCACTTTTTCCAGTGCGCGAATGGCGTCTTTGTAGTTGCGCAAAATCGGATCAGTGCTTTCCGCTGTGAGGCGGTCTTTATGCAACAGGTAGCGAGTGATATCTCGCGACCAGGTCACCACCAATCTGTTGACAGGATTCAATGGCAATTCATAGCCGCGCTTTGCCAGGTAGCCATCAATCAAACCATCGGCATCCGCCACAGCATCATCAATGCGCTGCAGTGCTGCATCGGCTTCGACGATATCTTCCGGCGCGTACGCACTCCGATCACCACCAGTTAACGTCAGCTCCATTAACTCCGCATCGATAACGGGGTAATGCTCATCTGTGGCTACCTGAGCCAGTTCGCGAGCGCCGGGTCGCTCGGCAAGTTGTGCGTGGGTGACGTAGGGCATAACGCAACTCAAAAATGAAATGATTGTTCGTGCCGGTTTTTTTGATCATCAAGTGAACCGGAAACACTCTCGCGGGCTATTCCGCAGGCTCGACCGGAACCGCCTTGATCGCCGCCACCAGGTCGGCCTTATTCATTTTCTGCGCGCCTTCAATGCCCATGTCGGTCGCGATTTGTTTCAACTCATCAGCTTTCATTTGGCTGAGCTCGACGGTATCGCTATCGGCAGTTACTGCACCGGTGATATTGCCCTGTGGTTCCGCATCGGCGGCCACCTCGGCAATTCGGATACTGCCGTTGCGCAGTAGGATTTGAATCTGCTCATTGCTCAACCCGTCTACAGGCTGGCCGGGGGCAATGGTTTTTTTACCTAATCCGACACGACCCACGGCGACGTAATTTTTCTGTGACATAACTCACCTCAATGATTGCTGTTAAATCCCGTCCCTGGGTTGCATGGCTATTGCGCGGGATTAACCGGCGAAAGCGGCACCGGCACCGGTGAACAAGTAGCCCGCATCGGCACCGGCAATGACCGGCGAGTATTCATTGTTGACCGGGTACATCCAGCTTTTATTACTTTTGTTGTACCAAGGCTGCTCAACAACCGGGTTGCCTTCCAGCGTATAGGTGTAGCCGTAACTGGGGAGAGCATTGGTTGGGCTGCCGATTTCGGTGTAGGCCAGGATCGCATCGGTGCCCCAAGCCTTAACCGTTGCATTGTTTTCGTTGATGTAACTTGCGCGACCAATGACGATTTCCGCGAGGTCCAGTTTTGACGCAAGCATTTGCGGCGTGAGGATGAGGTTTTCCACCTCGCCGCGTGTGAACAATCCCAGCACATGCGGATTAGATGACAACGCGTTCCAGGCATCGCCTGACAACGTAAACACGTTAGGTTCAAAACCGGTTTGATCGGCAATGGATTGCTTACCCGTTTTGATATCCGTAACCGGGTTGCGGTCGGGGTTATTCCAACTGCTCGCCGACAGGTCGGCTTTGTTACTAGCGGAATAATTGGCAGCGTTACGGGCAAGGCTTGCCTGTTCAATTTCCTGACTGCGCTGAATCGCGCTCATCGCGGTATTGGTGGCGATGGTTCCGAGATTGATGCCCGGCACTTGGTTGGCATCACGCAAATGCTCGCGCGGGACCTTGCCATGGACGCTGTCTTGTACCAGCGCATAGGGCGCACCGGCATAACCGTAGTCAATCTCAACCACATCTGCACCAGGGGCGCGACGCAGGTTGTATTTGCGCCAGCTGGATTTATCAAACGTGATAATCTGGCCACCGGATGACATCACAGGCACAACCGGAAACAGGCGGTTGCCCACGAATTGAGGATTCTGATAGCCGCGAGCAACGGTTGTCAGGATTTGGTCAACGACCCGCACTTGTTTGTTGTTCATCGGCATTTTCATGCCCTCCTAAACTGGTTAAAAAATTGGGTACTACGTTAATGCGCCGGGCGGTGCTTATGCCTCAGCAGGCGGCGCGGGCGATTTGTCGATCAGCACTTCAACCGGCGCATCGATGCCCGCATCAAACATGGCGTAGCCGATGCGTGCACCAGTCGTCTGTGGGACAACCTTGCCGCCAGTACCGATTTCCAACGGATCACCTGCGTCGACTGCCGCACCCGCAACACCGGTTGATGTACCCAGGACGTCAACCGGAAAATTCTCGCCAATGGCTGCATCGTTTACGGCAAAGCCAGCCGCTTCAGAGCCGGCAGCGGCGATTGCACCCAACAACGTAACCGCCACGTGTGCAGTAATGGTTGCGGTGGCATTGCGGGTAATGGTTAACACGGGTTTTTTCTGCGTACTCATGGCACAGCCCTCTGTCAAAAATGAAATATCGTTTCAGTTCGCGGCGAGCGGTTAGTCACTCGCGGCGCAATGGTTAATGCAGCTAACTGCCGACGGCTTGTGCCGCCTGGGCGTAGGTCACATTGTGCTGTTTGGCATACGCATTAATTTTCGCGTGCAGCTCGTTCTGGCTGCTGTCCACGGCGTAGCCGGCAGGTGCCGCAAAGTTCGCCACTCCGCTATCGGAATTTTCCGGCGCACCGCGCTCAGAAAAATCCACTCGCGCAGGCAGTTTCTCTAGCAGGCCGCGCAATACATCAGCGGGATTTTTTTCTACCGTTGCCTCGCCTTCGGCGAAGGAAATGGTTTTATCGTCCGGCAGCGATGCCAGCAGGGATACCACTTGGGTCTTTTCAGCCGGCAACACTTTGCCTTCCTTCACCAGCCCCTCAACAAAGCTGGCCACTTCTTCGCGTTTGCGTTTTGCATCTGCATCTGCGATTTGCTTTTCACGCGCAGCCAGTTCCTGCTCACGTGTTTTGAGTTGGTTTTCGCGCTCGGCGAAGTCAGCGGTTTTGTTTTTATCTTCGGGAGTAGCCACGGTTTTGTCCTCCGGTTCGGAAAAAGAAGTGTGTAATTTGCGGCCTGCGCGTTCGGCGTCTTCTGCGGAGGCGGCGACCCAATCGGGCACCACGCGATCAGCCGTTTCCAGATCGAATTTTTCAATCATCCAATCGCGTAGGTTGCGAGCGAGCCGGGCGAGTGCCCAGCGGGATTCCTGTTCGCCTTCACTGAAATCGATGGTGATGACATCACCTTGTTCGTCGGCAAAGCTGGCGGTTTTCAAACCTTTTACAGCGGGGGCTTGCGCACCGAGGAAGCCCACGTGTCGCAGGTAATAAACGCCTGGCACTGGATTGCTGGGATGTTCGGGCGGATAAAACGATGCGGAAATTTTGGGGTAGCGCCCATCATTCACCAGTTCAGCGAATTCAGCGTCCACTTGGTCCGGGTCAGCCAGGACCTTTTTAGAATCCTCGGAAAAGTTCAATCCAGCAACCCAACCATAGGCGGGGTCATCCGTCTTCGGATGACCCACAACGAGCGGTGCCTTGAACACATCCGCCTTGTACGCCGCAACAGACGCTTTTACATCAGCCTCACTGAAGGTATACGTCTGGCCGTTCTCCGCAACGAAGGTGCCGGGGCGAAAAATTTCCAATTGTTTTTTGAGAGGCATCTGGTCATCCACCGCGAGGGTTTGATTGATTACGGTGACCAGACTATCGAGTGCGCGTGAGAATGTATTTTGACACGTGTCAAAATTTGAATTGAGGGAATAGCAGCGGGAATTGCAATGTGCTGGCGAGAGCACGATAGAAATATTTCACTAACGGCTCTGGCAGCGTTTATAAACGCGGTCGCCGAGGAAATTCAAGGCGATATAGCAGGATGGCTTCTGCGCGCATTACAGCGCGACACAGGCCGTTGTTTTTATGAGGCGTTAATTATGCTTTCCAGGTAGCGATTGGTAATCGCCAGGATCTCAGCATCGTCCTGCGCCGACGTGCCCAACCAAGGGCGTGCAGGCATGTTGATAGTGTAAGAGCCAATCTTAACGCGTTGTGCAAAATTGCTCTGTTTGCGCTTTACAAAACGATTACCCACCGAACCATCTTTGTTCTGACGGAAGTACACATCACTGTCGCGGGCTTCGCGTTTGATCTGCCCGCCCAAATGGTGAATCCGTGCATACACCCGGTCACTACCAAACAACAACTGACTCTCGGTGGATTGGTAGCGCAACAGGTTCTTTAAATAGCCGTCCAGCTGCAGGATCTTGTTTTTGTTTTTCTTCTTATTGTGCAGGTAGCGGGGCGAGAGTGCGCGCCAGGGCGTACCGTCCGGCGCTTGCTGTTGCTCGAAGCGGCGGTCGTGGGCGATCAACAGGTATTCGCCAATGTCGTTATACAACGGCTGCACGTTGCCCGTGCGCTGGAGTATGGCCGCGATTGCGGCGACGGCATTTTTGAAATTATATTCCAGTGTAATGCTCATCAATCACCCGGCGGTAAAGTTGCTCGCCCATGCGTAAATCTTGCAGGTTCAACTCCGGGTTGGTGCGGCTGGTCATGGCGCTCCAGCCGTACTTGCTCCACTCCACTACAACTTGCACGGGTGTGGTTTCACCTTCTGGCGTAATCGTGAGCAGGTAATTACGAATTACGGCAGATTTGCCGTTGGGATAAACTTCCAGCCGTGCCCACACTTCATCCGGCTCGCGCAACGCTAACGCCATCCAACGCGCAGCGGGGCCGAGACTACCCAAGGCCATATCGCCACTGCCGTTTTCAAATAGCGATTGCCCAATCACGTGGGATTCGCCAGCCAGGTCTTTAAAAATCACCGGTTCATCAACCGCATCGAATTCGCGCAGGAAATCATCCGCGTATTGTCGCGGCGATAAATTTTCTGGCAGCGGTGCTGGTGCTGTTCGTGGCGCTGGTAAAGGTGCTTGCCGTGGCGGCCTGGGTGCGGGCGTGAGCGGTGCGGGCGACGACATGGGCGGCATGTTGCCTTCCAGACGCGAGCGACCTGGAATGTAATCAAAACCCGGATCGATGCCTTCGGGCACACGCACAGAGTACGGGCCACCGGGGCTGCGCTTACCAATCTCCCGATCCATGAAATTATCGGGCGGTGCGGTATCCACAGTGCGACCCATTGCGCGCAAATCAGATTCGCTCAGTGCACGCACGCGGCACTGGCAACCCCAACCACCGGGTGGGAAGTGCGTGCGCCACCAGGGGTCATCCCAACGCAGAATTAAACCATCCCACGACAGGTGATGCGGGCGCGGGAATTCAACGGCGTCGTTGTGAATGTATTGCCAGTAGGGGCGAGTTTCGCGCACAGCAAGCAGTTGCTGGTAACGGCCCGCCATGTAGCTGCTGTTGAGGTTGGTTTCGTAAATAATGCGCGTGCGCCAGTTGCGCCCGCCGTTGTAACTCCAGCCGTATTGCTTAACGATGTTGTCGAAGTCCTTGCGGAATTCTTCCAAGGTAATACCGCCGCTCACTACGCGCTCTAACGATTCGCGAAAACTGCCGACGATATCGTCCCGGTTTGCACCGGCCACCACAAATGCATAGTCATGCTGCTCCCGGTATATATCCGTCCATGCCTGGGTCGGCATGTTCAGCTTGCGGCGGAAAAATTCCGACTGCTCGCGAAACGGCAGGCTCACCGGGTTAAGTGGCATTGGTGATCTCCATCATCACATCGTCACGCCCGGACAGTTCCGCCACACGCAACGCCTCGGCCATCACTGCCGCGTATTGGTCGATGCTCATGTCGGGCATCAGTGCGAGCAAGCCATCGCGGATCTCATCCACACTCTGAGCGCTATCCACCAGCGCTTTAATCTGGTCCAGCCAGTCATCCGTTACGCGCTGCAGCCGATCATCCAGCTGGTCCGCCATGGTTTTCGGGGCGGGTTCAGCGAACGCAGGATTTTGCAGCGGGTTCTGTTGTGGATTTGCCGCGTCGGGTGTTGGTGCAGACCGCTCAATCCATTCGCCACCATAGGTGTCGGTAATGTGCTTGAGCGTAGGCTTGTAACCCATGGTGTAAATTTTTGAGTCGCGCTCAGCGGTGGTGTTTTGATCCTCTTCGGGATCAACGTTGCGGTACACCTTCGGCAGTTCTGCACCGGGGTAATTCCACTCGGTCAACCACTTCACGATGGTGTTATTAAACGATTCGCAAATCAGATCCGAATCGGCCTTAACGATATCTTCGCGCACGTCGCCCTGCAGATCATCGCTACCCAATCGACCGGGCGTGCCCTCTGTGCTCGCGGATTGCCCGAGAACAACTTTCGCGATGGCTTTATCCATGCGGTCATACAGCGAGGTGTAATCGGCGGTGCCGCTGCGGGCCGCCTCCAATAATTCGATCACCATGCCCTCGGGCACAATCACACCTGCATCCGTGGCAATCGCGCCCAGCGCTTGGAGCAATTTGTTTTTTTCCTGCTGCAAGGCATTGTTGGGATATTTTCCCACAGCAGTGGGTTGGCCGAACTTTTCCAAAAATACCAGCCAGTATTTCAGGCCATTGCGTTTGAAAAACGTGGGCCAGTAAAGCCAGTGCGCAAGGCCGATGCCGTAAGGTTCATCGTCGTGATCACCGCCGGTGGTATAACACCAGAACTTCCGCTCGGGCAGCAATTCACCGTCGGGGTTAGAAAAGGTCTTCAGGCGAAGCCGGCCCGCACCGTCAAATCCAAATCGCTCGCGGTTACGTACCACCACGCGATCCATCACCACTTCGTTGCCATCCGTTGTCCACATCGCCTCAGCAACGGCATAACCGTAAAACAGGCCGTACAGCATCTTTTCGGTGAGGCGATCAAAGCCAACATTGTTGATCTGCTCGCGGATAGAATCAGCGGCTTTTTTATCCAGGCGAGAGGTGCCGCCAGCATCCACTTGCCAGTTTTTACTGGTGACCGCCAGCGTGCGCTGATTGAACGCGGTTTTAACCTGATCATCACGCAGCACTTGTTTATAGATCTCGTAATCGCCGCTGCCACGCAGGCGCAGGATGGTGTCAGTGGTTTGCTGCAGCTGCATCGGGTCGATGTAGCCCCGTGTAATGTCACGGCCATCCAAGGTGGTGGCAATTTCACGCATCTCCGGTCGCGCCGGTTTGCGCTCTGCAAAGCTGGCTGGCACCAATACGCCATTGCGCGAGTATTCGTATGTGTTGGGCACGATTAAAACCCTCTAAAATCTTGCGAGCCGCCGACAGTGCCGAAGCCGTCGTCGGTAAATGTTGCGCGTGAACGGGAACCATCAAACTCTGAGAATGATCGGGCGGCACTCCGTACGCCGGTAGATTGAAAGTCAATTTCCACCGATGGACCGGACGCCGCATTAATGGCAAGGAAACCGGCCCATGTGCGGTCCGCGTGACCATTGCTGTCGCTATCCGCCACAAAGCGTGGTGCACCGGTTTCACTGGTTACTTTCTTCAGTTTGTGCAAGTCCGCACGCAGCTCGTTGCGCCCCTGCGGTATACGCAGCTTGCGATCCTGAAAATGCTCTTTGCCGCGTGTGGCCAATGTCAATTTGTTGGGCGAGGTAAACAGCACGCCTTCGACCCGCAACGAACCATGGCGACGCTTGGCATCCTCCACGGGCTTTTCACCCATGCCCGTCTGGTCCATGTTGCAGCGTAATACGCGGTAGCGATTGAACACGTCGTCCAGCAGCATGTCCTGCTCGGCAAAACTGATGCGCTTGCGCTCAATAATTTCTCGCGTCCACAGTACGTCGCCCACCTGCTCAACGACCCATATCACAAACAGGTCGTTACGGCTGGCGATATCGACGCCCACATAACTCGGGCCGCCGGTGTAGTGTTCAGGTATGCCTGCTAACTCATGCTCACAGCTGGTGATCAGCTCAAAGTCAAGCCACGCACTCGCTTCGTCCAGCCATTGCAGTTCAAATTCCTGCGCCCATAAATCATCATCGCCGGCCCCGCGCCGTAATTCTTCGATATCGCGCGGCAATCCATCTTTTACGGCCTGATAAATATCGGTGATATGGCGGCTCCAACCGTCATCTTTGCCTGTCATCAAGTCGTAGAATTTATTGCCTTTGCCGTTCGGGGTGCTGATAACGCGCAGCTTTAAACCGGGCTTTGAAATCACCGGGAACAAGGCTTTCCAGATGGCTCGGCTGTCTTGGTGAAACGCAAATTCATCGAGCAACACATTGGCAGAAAAGCCCCGCGCTGTGTCAGGGTTAGCGGGCAGTGCAGTAATCTTGCTGCCGTGTGGCAATTCCACCTCCAGCGCTTTAACACCAGGCTCCCATTCGTAATCGTATGCCTGGAAACCTGCGGTTAATGCGCCCAGGTGTAACTTCACACCTTCATTCATGGCTTCGCGTGCCTGCCGTTCGCCACGACTGAGAATTACCCACCGCTTGCGTTGCTTTAGCGCATCTGCACGGGCACAGTCCAGCGCTAACTCAAGCGTGCTGGTAAATGTCTTGCCGCACTGACGGGCGAACATCGCAATTTTAAAACGCGACTCATCGCTTACCCAGCGGCGCTGGTAGGCATAGAGTGGGAGTGCTGGCTGAAGGATATTCATAGACCGTAGGCCGCCTGGATCACCTTATTCAGGATCTCAACTTCCACCTCACCGGACTTGCCTAATTCGTCCAGCTTTTGGCGTTGCTCCTGGATGAGTTGTTTACGGGCATTCTGCTCAATCGCAAATTTCTTTTGCTGGATCGTCGCACGACCCAGCTCTGCAATAGCACGGGCTGCCTTGGGCAAATCTACTTTCGCATCTTCGGCCAGCAGCATGTTGAACAGGCGCTCTTGCACCAGACGCATCAGCGAATCGTTTACCGCGCCTTCATCGTCGGGCGATGCTTCGACAATCGCTTTTGCCTGCTCGCTGGCCAGCTTTAACGCGGCGAGGCGATCCTCAAAATTCTGGCCGTAGCGGTTGAGTGCGCTTTTGCTGATGTCGAAGCCACGCGCTTTCAGCTCATCGGACAGCGCCTGATATTCAGAGAAATTGTTATCGGCCAGCGCTCTATCGAGCCACGCCTTAACGTCGGTGGGCAATTGCTCTACTTTGCTACGTGGTGGCATACGTCACCCCGCCCAGTATTTAGTGGGGCGCGCGATGCCTGGCAGTACATCAACCGTATACTCGGCAACGTCCACACCGTAGTGAGTTAATTCAGCACGCCAATATCCCGCCGGGTCTTTCACCACCTGGACTAATTTGCGGTCATCCAGATAATCCAGCTCGCGGCGCACCTCCAGTGCGGTTGCATCACCGATAATGCCCTGCAAAGTCTGCAGTATCAGCGACTCGTGAGTAACCACGGGCCGTGCATTGTTAAGCGTGAGCAGGATAAACCAGCGCATCGACTCGCGGCGTGACTTGGCATGATCAATGTTCATGGCGACCTCTTAATTCGCGGTTTTCCTGTCGTAATGCGATAGCATCCAGCTTCGCTTCAATGATGGTTTGGTTGCGGACGTAGTCTTCACGCATCACAAAACGCATGGGTAGATCCGCCTTCAATTCCATTAATTCTCGTTCGACACGCGCCCATTCTTTCGAGTCTTTGTGAATCAGCGTCATGTTGTTCTGTATCGCCGTAAATTTGTTTTCCAGCGACTCAGTAAACTGATCCTTTAGCTGAAGAATAAACCAGCCGATCAACGCGACGATGGCGGCGATGATCGCACCAGCCATACCGACCAGTTGCCAAAACTCGACTTTAATTTCCATGAGCTATTACCTCGGCATCCTGGTGCAGCACGTAATTGCTGTAACCCTCTGGGTCTTGTACCAGGTATTCGTCCCGGTATTTACGCACGACGGTGAAGGAGCACCCCACATACCTGGCGTACCAGCGCAGGCTGTCGCTGCATTTAATGATTTTTATGGTCACTGCCCGCACCTCGTTTAATCAGTTCGTAATAGCGGCCCGCGCACAGGCCATACGCGTCATACAGTTCTTTCAGCGCGATTTGCGCCGCATCGCAACTGTTGTCACTCGGGCGCGGCACGGGTGGGCACAGCGTCATCAATGCCGCTGCTGGCTGCACGGTCGGCGCGGTCGGCAGCGTTGTGGATGTAGTGCATGACGTTATCGTCAAACACGCAATCAATACGCAGGTGGCTAGTCGTAGTGAGCGCACGGCGAATCTCCGATGTCGATTGCGCATTAGCCGCAATCATGGTGTTGATGGTTTTGCCCAGGCGCAGGTTGTGTGCGTTGCTCTGGTCCATCAGCGATTTCGTTTGCTCCAGTGTGTCTGCCAGGCCGGTGATCGTTTGTTGTTGACACTTTGCGTGTTCACTGCCGCGTGCGTTGGATGCGCCCCAGAAATAAACGGCTGAATGACTGGTCGCTAGCAACAGCACAAATGCAACGATGCCGATAATTTTTAGTTTCACAGCGAATACCTCATGCCGCACACACCATGGCCCCATCCCGCGCGCACATACAGCGGCTCCCAGCGCAGCAGAATGACGCGGGGGTAATGTCGGTTTTCACGGAAGTTTGCGGCGGAGCGGCCCGCATTGAACCGCTCGATGTGATCGAACCACGCCAGCCCATCAGCCCCAGAAGCTAACGCCAGCTTTCGTTCGCGATTAACCCAACCCTGGCCGCCGTTGTAAGCAGCGAGGGTCATGGCCCAGTGATCGCAAGGATCGTTGGCGTGGTTTCGTTGATGCAGCCATAGGTCGTATTTCACCATTGCACGCAACGCCCAACCCGGATTTAACGGATCAGCATTGGCGAGCGCGCGTGGATAAATTTCCTCCATCCATACCGCCGTTGCAGGCATGAATTGCGCAATGCCGAGCGCACCAACAGGCGATTCTGCATCGGCTCGCCAATGGCTTTCCTGATGGACTTGCGCGGCGAATGTAGCGATAGGTGCATCCAATCCCCAGGTGCTATGTGCAGCACGCACCAGTGTTGCGCGGTGGGCGTTGGCGGCTTGTGGGATTATTTCTGCCGATACGGGAACGCAACGAACTAATAGAATCGCCACCACAGCGCCTGCGATGACCGAAGTCAAAATACGGATAAATTCGCGCAGCTGTATGCGACGCATTGCCGCTGTGAAATCAGAATCGTTAGCCATGATCACAATCCCAACGCCACGCCAATCGCAACAGCCATCACGATCAATGCGCGACGAATCATTGCCGCTGCATAGACCTGCTGGTAGTCGCCCATCACCGGATAATCAACAGCGCCTGGCGATCCGAACTCCGCCACCCTCGTGCGCCGCCAATCATCAATCAGAAACGAATCCGGTCGTGCGTACGGAAACATCACGCGATCAATCCAGTAACCCGCGAGTGCGCCAAGGGAAATCAAACAGAGCTTATACATCGCCACCGGCAACTGATGCGGCGCAACAAGAAATAAGCCGATCAACAGCGCAACCGCAATGATCAGCAATGTCAGCAAGCGGGGAAGAAACCTGATTAACATTTAAAGCCTCCGATGCGAAAGATAGTGTTATCAATCGAGAGACTTCAGAGTAACGACGCGCCGGGCGTTTGTATTTTGACACGTGTCAAAATACATCCCCACGCGCGCACGCGAAGATGGGCACCTCAACAACTACGGAGGTGCGTTATGAAATGGGGGATGTTGTTTCGCTGGAGATCACTGTGGGTTGGTGCTCACTGGTCGCCCTACAATCGCCGCTTGCGCGTTAATTTACTGCCAATGATTACGCTATGGATTGTGTGGCCGGGCGGAATTACACCCAATCAAAAACAATCAATTAATCATTCTCACGGGATCGGTCCGACTTCTGGTTGTCGCCGTCACTCGAAGGATTTAAGCCGGAAGGAAGACCATATTTCTGAAACAACTCCTCGAAATCTTGAGCAAGCTCGCCGTCGCTCGCCTGGCGAATCCATTCATATAAAGCAGGCAGTCGATCTCGTCCGACGTCTTTCCCCTGAAGCGCGAGCAAAGCTAGTACAGCTAGCGGATCACCTCCATCGAGAATCGCTGCAAAGCCCTTCCGAAACTGACGAATAAATTGGCCATGTTTCAATTCTTCCATGTGGTCCGCGTAAAACGACATCACATCAAAAAGGGCAATTGTTTTGTCTTTCTCAGCAGCGCTGTTCTCGCAACAACGAATCGCCAACACTTTGCAAATCGAATTAATAGCCGCCAACTCATAATCAACTGCCTTCATTTGAGCTTTAAGTGTCGAGACTTCGTTCTGAAGTGCAATCACTGCTTCTTCCAATTTTTTACTCATTCAAACTCTCCTTAATTCAAATCAAAGAATCCCCGGGGCTTCCTTGGCTCTCGCTCAAAGATACTCCACATACCTTCTTTCTCGCCGGTGGACCTAAAAATCTTTTTATGTCTGCTACACAGCTGCTCGACTTGGTCAAGAGTGAGGTGGAGATGGCTTGCAATAACTTTAGTTGAGCGCCAGCGTTGCCCGTCAATATCGGCCGTATTAGCCTCTAACCATTTATAGATACTGCGGAGCCGGATAGCATCTTTAAGGCATTTGAACACCCAAACCACCAAAACCACACTTAAACCCGAAACGACCGCCACAACCAACTCGCTCATCGCCTTACCGTTATATTGCCGGGTTATCTTTGATCTTCACGATGATGAGATACGATCCTGGCCCATCGATGCGGTGGCTCATATCCACCAATTTATATGGATATCGCTGCTGAAACTGATGATGGATTTCGTTTGCAATTTCCGCTTTTGCCGCCCAATGCTGTGGATCGGAGTCACGAACCGTGTAGTTGTGTGTTCGATTGACAGGGTTATCAACCAACTCTGTCTCAGCTAACAGCTCGTGAACATGAGCAGCCACATCGAGTTCTTTTTCTGCGCTATCTTCCATTAATCAATCCTCTCGAAGTTAAATTAACAAATCCAAATCACCACGCTTTTTCGATATCGGCACCATCTTAGCCTCGATATACACCCGCTCCGGCCCCAAATCACTCTCGGTGCAAGTGATGGTATACCCAGGGTAATACCCAGCCAGCCGCTCTTTGAACTCCCGTATCACAGCCTCTTTGTGCTGGAACTTCACCCCATCAAAGTGCAGAGCATGACCCCCGCACTCTGGTTGCTCTAAGGGGGTGAAGCGGGAGAAGTATTCATCGAGGTAGGCGGACATTTATTTGCCACAATCCTTACAGATCCATCCTCCGATCTTGGCGTTTAATACTAACCATATCACCAGGATTATCAGCCACACTCCCCAAGTCAAAACTGTAAGCACCAAATGCACCAAAAACATGATTGCGCTGGTCTTTTCTGTGTTCCGCATATGCACAGTAGTCTTCTTGCACCGCGAACATTTTTTTAAGCTTTCCTCAATTGCTTTTGCCATGATCCACCTTCTTGTTTTTTAGAATTGCATCAACCACACTCTCAACCGCAATCAAATCCTCGCGATCAAGCATCCGTATTTTTCCAATCAAAACATCAACCGGCATCTGGTAGCCTGACGAAGGCTCGCCCACACTGTAGTCACCCATCCTGCCTTTTACCGCATTCAACGCACCAGCGATGGCCTTGGCCGCTGAACTCTCCGGCCCAGGCTCACCCGTCAAGATGTAATGCTCATCGATATAAAGCTCTGGCCGCCCCACCTTTAACGCCAGCAACTTATCCTTGGGAAACGACCCCCTCTTTTTCCTATCGGAAAAAGCGTGCTTCGATAAACCGAGTATAGCCGCCACCTCCTGATCTTCCCGCACGGCCAAGCACTGCTTCAGCCGAAGTAGCTGTAAATCGAATTCACGCATAAAAATACCTTGACTCAGTAAAGATAGTTAAGTTATCTTAACTGCAAATTGATTGTTAATTCATTGCAAATCATAGACGCGGCAGGAGACCACCTATGACTAGACCGCTGACACCCGATCAGCTCAAGGCCAAGTTCGAGCGCGAAGGCCGCACGTTCGCCCAGTGGGCCAGAGATAACGGCTACACCGAAAACGAGGTGTATCGCGTCGTCAATGGCTTCGCAAAAGGCAAGCGCGGCAAGGCGCACAAGATTGCAGTACAGCTCGGCCTGAAAGTAGATCCCGACAAATTCGCCGCGTAACACGTTACGCCAAACCAGCATTGTAACCCGCGCAGAACCGCGCACAACAGGAGAGACCGCAAATGGAGACAACCATCAATACCGCCGCTCGCGACGCCGAAATTATGCGCCTGCACCTGGCCGGCAACGATGCGCCCAACAACATCGCTGCCGAACTGGGCATCACCATTGAAGAGGTTAAGGCCGTCATCAAGCGCGAGTGTGCCACAAGCTCTACAGCCGCCCGCGATGCGGAAATCCTGGCCTCTTACAAAGGTGTCGGCGACGCGCATGTACTGGCAAAGCGCCACGGGGTCAATGTCGCCCACGTGTGGCGACTCATTCACCGCGCCGAGGTCGGCAAGCAGGTCAGCCGCGCAACCGAGTACGCGCAGGCAGTGATGCGCACCGGCGAAGTGGTGTGCGCATTACCTGCCGGCATCCTCAAGACCACCACTGGCGCAGATGCGTTTGTGCAACAACTGGAGAGCGCCATACGTGCCCAGGCTCGCGATTTGAATGTAGTGATTGCTGTGGCCGTGATCCCGGTTGAGGAAGTGGAAGGGATTGTTGCAGCAGAGCCAATCGAAAACCCGCGAGCGGTTTCTGCAACCCTGCAAGCGAAAGCCGTTAACGCTGCACGCAAATCGGAATTGCCAGCATGAGCATTTTAATCAACCTCCAGCGCCGCCTGGACCAAGCCGCTCTTGAGCAAGCCCGCGCCGAAGTTGTTCGCCTTGCCGACCGTGTAGAAGAGCTGGAACGCCAGCTGGAATATGCGCGCAACGATGCAGATGCCTGGTACGACCACGCTAACGAGTTGCGAGACCGTATGGGCGACGCGGTATCCGTTGGCATTACCCAAAGCGGCCAATTGGTAGTGGGGGCAGCATGAGCGACAGCAACCTGGTCAGCCGCACGCTGCGCATCCTATCCGCACTCAAGGGTAAATCCCTGCACGGCATGAGCAATCAAGACATTGCAAAAGCCTGCCAGCTGCCAGCCAGCACTGTGACTCGCATCGTAACAACCATGGTGGACGAAGGTTATGTGATGCAACTCGACACGGGGCGCTATGCCCTGAGCGTACGCATGCTGGCCATCGCCCAAGCGCACGCAGACGAGATGAGCCGCACCATCGAAAAGATTAACGAGTTAAACCAGCGCGTCCACGCGGGCGCGCGGCAGTAACCAAATGTTGCGACGTCGCAACATTTGAAGGGGTTTCGAGTGCGACGGAAAAACGAAGACCATCACTATGACCGTGAACGTGTGATCCGGGAGGCACAGATGTATCGGCTTCGCGGTATAGAGGCGGATGCAATGGTGCGCATCGCCAAATCACGTCGCATAACCAACGAGATAGACCAGTTAATCAATCCGCCCGGCAAGGGCGATCAAAAGCAACGGAGAAACGACATGGCCCGTAAAGCAGCACCACAAGTTATCGACCACAACGACATTGATGACGAGAACAAAGTCGTCGGAGATTCGGCGAAAGAAATGGCCGCACTGAGCACCACCATCGTCAATGAATACGGCCACGGCGTGCCTTACAGCCGCGAGCATTACCTCAACAAAGCGCGAGGACACATCATGCGGTCTGCGGAGGAAGCCCTGGAGCTGGGGCGCTGCCTCATCGTGATGAAGGAGCATGAGCCGCACGGCGATTGGATAGAGATCCTTACTGACTTGGAGCTGGAGCGCACCTTCGCCGCGCGCACAATGCAAGCCGCGATTAAGTTTACGGCTAACGGCAAATCAACCAAAAACCTCATTGATGCCGCAAAGAGTAAATCAAAACTGTTCGAACTGATGGTGCTGGACAACGAACAGATTGAGCAGCTGGACGAAGGCCAATCTGTTGCGGGCATTACGCTTGACGACGTTGAAAAAATGCCGGTTAGCGAACTCCGTAAAGCCCTGCGGGAAGCCCGAAATTCCCAGCAAGATCAAGACCGCGTCATCAACGAGAAGAATAAAAAAATTGATGAGCAGGCCAAGCAAATTATGCGCATTCGCCGCGAGCCGGATGAAGAGGCCAAACAGATGCGCGCTGATATTTCCAGCCTCCAATCCATGGTTGAGCACGATATTCGTGTGAATTTATTCAACGGAATCAAGGCATTGCGGGAGCATGCCGATCAGCATGACGAGCCGGGCAGCAACGCTCACCAGGAGTTCATCAGCTCGCAAATCACGCTGCTGGAAAACGCGATTGCTTTTCTGCGAGAAAACTGCGTTCAAGGCGTCGAGTGGGAATAAACCATGAACGCCGCACTGGTACACGCATTGATTGAAGTGGCGCGCGCGGCAGAGGCCGCGCCCCACGGCAAGAAAAATGCCGTCTATCAAGAGGCGGCTGACCGCATGGGCATGTCGCTTGCGACACTGCACCGCAAATTAAAAGAGGTGAGCGTACCCATGAAAACCCGCAAACGCCGCAGCGACGCCGGTAAAAGCTCGCTCAGTTTTGAGGATGCGCAACTGCTCAGTGCGTATCTGCAAGAAACCCAACGTGCCAATGGTAAGCGTCTGGCATCTATCGAAGATGCCCTTGAAGTATTGCGTGCAGATAACGCCGCGTTCGCTGGGCGCGTGGATGAAGCGACCGGCGAAATCATCCCGCTCAGCATTAGTGCCGTTAGCCGGGCACTCACACATTACCGGCTGCACCCGGATCAGCTGGCGTTACCCACACCAAAAACACAGCTGGCAAGCCTGCACCCGAACCACGTGTGGCAGATCGACCCATCGTTATGCGTGCTGTATTACCTGAGTAAAAAATCCGGTGTGCAGGTGATGGAAGAAAAGGAGTTTTACAAAAACAAGCCCGGCAACATTGAGCGAATCGAGAAAGAGCGTGTGTGGCGTTACGTCATTACGGACCACGCCAGCGGCTGGATTTACGTGCATTACGTATTGGGCGCTGAGAGCGGCAAGAACCTGGTTGAAGCATTCATTGGCGCAACGCAAAAACGCCACGCCGAAGACCCCGTACACGGCATACCAAAGTTGGTAATGGTTGATCCCGGCAGTGCCAACACCGGCGCAGTGTTTAAGAACCTGTGCAATGCACTGGGTATTACGCTGCAAGTGAATCAGCCCGGACAACCGTGGGCGAAAGGCCAGGTTGAAAAGGCGAACGATATTGTTGAGCGCAGTTTCGAGCATCGCCTGGCGCTGATGGCAAACCCGCCTACAACACTGGATGAATTAAACCCCTGTGCTTGGCAATGGATGCGCTGGTTTAACAGCACCAAGGTCCACAGCCGCACCAATGCAACACGCTACGCGGTATGGATGCGCATCACCGCCGAGCAGCTGGTGATTGCTCCGAGCGAAAAAGTAATGCGTGAACTCAGTTTCAGTGCAGCGGTGCAACGCAAAGTGTCCGCTCTGCTCACGATTCAGCACGGCGGAAACACCTATTCCGTTAATGATATTCCGGGCGTAGAAGTAGGCGAGCAATTGTCAGTCACGCGCAATCCATGGCGCGACGACAACAGCATCCAGATTGTGCGCGAAGAGGAAGGCCAACGCGTGATTCACGTGCTGGAGCCACAGCAAAGTACGGATTACGGATTCTCAACAACAGCGCCAATCATCGGCGAGCAATTCAAGGCGCAACCCGATAGTGCGATTGATAAAAACCGCAAAGTGGTGGAGCGGTTGGCAATGCAAGCGGATACCGATGAACAGGCCGCCCAGGCACGCAAGAAAAAGGCTACCCCGTTCGGCGGCAATATTGACCCGATGAAACCCATCGAGCAAACCAGATTGCCTGAGTACATCCACAAGCGCGGTACAGCGAGTGACCTGGTATCGCCGGTGATGGAACTGCCCAAACTCTCGCCGGTGCAGATCGCGAAAAAGATCTCTACCCAGATCGGCACCGAATGGAAAGGGGCGGAGCATTTCGCGTGGCTCAAACAACGCTACCCCGACGGTGCGCCGGACGAAGAAATCCCCGCAATTATTCAGCAATTACGCAGTGCATTTGCATCGCCACTGCGCGTGATTAAGTGAGGCGACCATGAGCGCATTACAGCTTAAAAAAATGTTGAAGGCGCTGCGGGTGCCGCAGGCCGAATTAGCCCGCGAATGCGGTGTTAGCCCCGCAACCATTGCACAGATGCTGAATCACGGCCAGTGGCCCAGTGATCCGTTACGCGGGGAGTTGCAGCGAAATATTAAGAGTTTTCTGGCGAGCAAGAAAATGCTGCCGGGTGTTATCGCCGCTGCGTTTGAAGTAGATGCGGCAAATGAAGTGGAGCCAGAGAGCGGCAACTCCCTGGCCCCTGACCATAAAGATCAGTCCCAGGAGGACGTTGATATGTTACTACGCAAGCAAACCCTGTCGCCAGAGGCAAAGAAACTGTTTGGCCTGGTGCGCAATCCATTTACCGATCTGCAATCCGATGAAGATATGTGGATAAACCCCGATATCCGCTACGTGCGCGAGCACATGTATGCGACGGCAAAACACAGCGGCATCACTGCTGTGGTCGGCGAATCCGGTGCGGGCAAAACCTCCGTGCGTAAAGCGCTGAAAGATCGCATCGCACAGGAAAACCTGCCGATCATCATTGCCGAGCCGTACATGCTCGCGTCGGAAGACAGCGAGAAAAAAGGCAAAACCGTGAAGTCCACACACATCGCGGAAGCGATCCTGCGCGCAGCGGCACCGCTGGAAAAACCGCGCATGAGTGCCGATGCGCGTTTCTATCAACTGCACCGCGTACTTAAAGACGCCCACAAAAGCGGCCAGCGCGTGTGCGTAATTATTGATGAGGCGCACAGCCTTTCAATCCCCACGCTCAAGCACTTAAAGCGGATTTATGAATTGGAGCCGGACGGCGGCTACGGCAATTTGATCAGCATTATTTTGATCGGCCAGCCGGAATTGTTGATGAAACTCAACGAACGCAACCCGGAGATTCGTGAGTTAGTACAGCGCTGCGAAGTCGTCACCCTCTCACCGATTCCCGTGGCTGACCTGGAAGGATTTATCGATTTCCGCCTCAGCCGCATCGGCAAAAGGGCCGCAGACATTATTGATGCAACGGGCATAACCGCATTGGCAGACAAGATGGTATCTCGCGATGGAGCGAGCCAGTTGTACCCGTTAGCTGTTGGTAACTTCGTCGTGGCCGCGCTCAACCTGGCCGCAAAAATTGGCGTCCCTGCGATTGATGCGGACATTGTTAAAGAGGTGGTGTGATGTCCACGCAACCCATCGAACGCAACTCATTGCCGCTTAAGCAGCGCGTGAAAGCATTGCTTAATGTGGCGAGCGAGCTGGATAAAAAAGGGTTGGTTGCCGCGAGTGTTTATTTTGCGGATGACCACGTCATGGTTTACCTGCGCCACCCGCCGAAATCGCGGCAACTCAAAGGTGATGACATTCGTGTGGTAGGGGGACCGGGGGGGCTATTCCAGGTGAAAGAAAAAGTCTTTGGCATTGTGCATGTGCAATGGGTAGTCCCTTACGTCCATTTGTATGTGCCGAAAAACGGGAGCATCCACTAATGTCCAAGTTCAATAGCTTCGATCTTAACGCCAGCATCAGTCACTTGCGCGCTCGCTTTAACACCATGCAAATGCAAGCGATTAAGAACAATATTTTTGCGGTGGAAAGCGAGTTGCGCAAAATCCAGGAGGAGTGCAACCACGCGCTCGCCATCACCAAATCCATGACCAGCGAGCAGGCAGCACCACGCTTCACTGGCTTACGCGTAGGAGCACGCTCATGAACAACATACCCGAAGGGTATAAGGAAGATTCATCGGGCGCATTGCGCCCGGTGGATGCCATTAAACCCATTGACCTACTGCGCGATGAGCTGGTGATGCGCATCGCCACTCGCGCCGAGCAGCTGCATGCCGAACTGAAAAAATTCAAGGAAGAAACGCTGGAAGAAATCGCCGCGTTTATCGAGCTGAGTGCCAACGAATACGGCGTGAACATCGGTGGAAAAAAAGGCAACGTGCAGCTGACCAGCTACGACGGCCAGTACCGCGTGCTGCGTGCCAATCACGATGCTATGTCATTCGATGAGCGATTGCTCGCCGCGAAAGAACTGATCGACGAATGTCTGCGAGATTGGAGCGGTCGCCCAGGTGTGCCGCGAGGGCTGGTTGTGATTGCAGACCGAGCGTTCCGTCGCAATGCGGCAGGTGAAATCAGCGTGTCCCGCGTACTCGACCTGCGCAGCCACGATATTGATGATGATCGCTGGAAAAAAGCGATGGACATCATCACCGATTCAATCCGGGTGCAGGCCAGCATTACTTACCTGCGCATCCAAAAGCGTGCGGGGCGTACAGATCAGTACAACCAGCTCGCGCTTGATGTGGCGGGGGTGTGAGATGAAATCCAATAACAACCCAATGGTAAAGGTGCGCATCCAAGCTCAGGAAACCGTTGAATACGATCAAGAAGTGATGATGCTGCAAAGCGACTTTGATCGATTTTATACGGACCTAAACAGCGCGAAAGGTCGCCAGCTCAAAAAATTGGAGGAGAAAATTGTTGATAGCTACATTGATCATAAAGACGTTCTCGATGCAGATGAAAAAACAGTGACTTCTTTTGAGTTGAGCGTAGCTCAGGATCAGAAGGAGGCATAACGTGAACATCCGTCCCGATATCCTCACAATCGAAGGCCACTATTTTAATTTCCTCCACCCGGAGGAAAACCAATTCACCATCGAATCCATCGCGCACGCGCTGAGCCACGTGTGCCGCTTCGCCGGCCACACCCGCGAGTTTTACAGCGTGGCGCAACACTCTGTGATGGTTAGTTACATCGTTCCACCAGAGCACGCATTAGCGGGCCTACTGCACGATGCCGCCGAGGCATTCGTGGGTGATGTAGCGCGCCCATTGAAAGAGCTGTTGCCGGAATACAAGCGCATCGAACGAGCGGTCGAAACAGCCGTGCTGAAACGCTTTGGTATTACGCACATTCCCGACTGCGTAAAACGTGCTGACCTGGTCATGCTTGCCACTGAACAGCGAGACCTGATGCCCCACCATGATGACGAATGGTCGTTAATCATAGGTGTTACCCCGCTGGCGATGGAAATTATCCCGCTGCCACCTGCCCAGGCTAAAGCTGCATTTTTGGAGCGTTTTATTGAACTCACCGAACGCCAATGGCCCTGCGGCCACGGCAAAGACCCGGTGGAGTCACGCTGTGGTGTTTGTCATGGCGATGGTATTTGGGCTGATGTTGTTGAGGTGCCGATTGCGGAAGCGTTGGAGTGTATGAAAACGGAGTTCGATGATGAGTGATAACGCTGATTTAGCAAACGACGTAATGCAAGCGCGCCTGGATTTGCTGCTGCAAAACCGCCCCCGGCTGCCCAGTGGTATCAGCGCAAGTGAATGCGAGGAATGTGGTGATGATATTCCACAAGCGCGCCGCGTCGCGTTGCCTGGCATTCAGACGTGTGCCGAGTGCGCGCAATTGATCGAAGAACAAACCCGGTTTCAACGTGGAGGCTAACTATGTCGGGAAAATTGCCGGCACCTACAGCCAAACCGATCACGCATGATTGGCGGCCCAGCGCTGAGGTGTATCAGGTGCTAGGGCAACACAATATTCCTATCGAGTTCGCTCAGGATCAGGTACCCGAATTCATCCTGTACTGGGCGGAACGCGGTGCTATTCATCACTCATGGGGTGCAAAGTTTCTCAAGCACTGCATTCACGAGTGGCGTCAGCATGAAATTACCCAGGCGCGTGCGGCCCGCAATATCGCGATGCATGCCAACTGGCTGCCCAGTCAAAAAGCACGCGCAGCATTGCGATCGGGGGGCATCCCGGATTCGTTTATCAATGATGAATGCTTGGATGATTTCATTCTGTATTGGACCGAGCGCGGCGATGTTTGCCACACCTGGAACAGCAGATTTGTCCAACACGTCCGGTACCGCTGGGCGCACAAGCCAAAAGATTCCGACTCCGCCCATCGCTCGATAGCCGAGCAGCTGACTGATCGCTCCTGGGCAGAGCAATACATAGGAGGAAAGTGATATGCACAGCGCACGCATTGATCGCAGTCTTCGGTTGCAGCGCGTTGACGCGTTACTGGCCGACGGCCATGAATACAGCACGATGGATATTGTGATCAAAGCACGTGTGTGTGCAGTTAATAGCTGTATCGCCGAGCTGCGGGCAAACGGTCGCACAATCGCGTGCCGCCGCGAAGGGGATATCTGGTTTTACCGGAGGGTTAATACCAATGAGCAAAAATGACGAATCACGCCGGAAGCGGCTGATAAAGCTCATTCACGTGGCGCGGCGCGAACTGGGCATGCAGGATGAAGATTACCGAGCAATGTTGGCAGCCATGCCTGCGCTCGGCGGCAAAACATCCTCTGCGGACTTGGGCATTAAAGGCTTGGAAATTGTTATGCGTGCGCTGAAAGCCAGAGGCTTCAAAGTGCGCAGCAACGCCCTCAAGGGCCCGAACACATCCAGAAAGTTGGCTGATGATGACCAGTCCCGGCTGATCCGCTCGTTGTGGATTCAGCTCAGCGAAGCCGGAGCCGTGCGTAATTCCAGCGAGGCCGCGCTCTCTGCCTACGTCCGCCGCGTTACCGGCGTCGATGATTTAGCTTGGCTCAATTCCCGCCAGGCATCATCTATTATTGAGCAACTAAAGTCCTGGCTCGACCGGTCGATAACGACGCCAGTGAATGGAGGTGCGTAATGAGCAGATCTACATCAATGGAAGTTCGGCGCAAAGAGTTGTTAAAGGACGTCTCTGCGCATGTTGCGGCTGTTTTGGTGGATCTCAACATTGAAAAATCGAAGGCCCAGCTCGCCGGCAACGAGGTTATGGCTCATCTGGCTAACCATTGGGGTGGCCAGCAGATCTACATACCTAAAGAGACCGACTATTGGGCAGGTGATCACGTCATGGAGATTTACAACGCTTGCAGGGGTGGCAACTTCCCGGAGGTTGCTCTAAAGTTCGATATCTCGGTGCGGACCGTTTACCGCATCTACAAACGTGTTCGGCGGCGGATTATCGAGGAAAACCAGGGAGATTTGTTCAACGCGTCCCATTAA